TCGTTACGTTATCTTCAAAGAAGATTTGAAGTACGTTCTTACCTGATGCGTGTGCACTATTTGCAATTTTAGTAAGTAATGTAGTTTTACCTGTACCGGTCGGTGCAAGTACTACCCCTAACTCACCAATTCCTAAACCACCTTTTAAAAGATTATCAATACCCACAATTCCTAATGGAACCGGTACTCTTGAATCTTTCTCCAATGCTCCTGAAACGTTCTCAAAAACGTCTCTAATGTCATCCGCCGTTGCTCCTACTTGTAGTGCTTTTTGAATTATTTGTTCAATTTTTCTATACTCCTCGAAATCACCATTTTCAATAATTTTCTCAACAGTTTTAAGTTCTTTCTTTAATACTTGTTGTTTACAAAAATTCATTGCGGTATCCATAATCCAAGACTCATTTGTTAAGTCGTGTTCTTGAATACCTTTAAGTGTATCCATATGAATTGAAGATGTTGTGTCTTTAACATTTTCAGTCATAATTTTTTGTGCCAAAGTCTCATACGACGGCATTTCACCGTACTTACCATACAATTCTTTCACATTTTCGATAATATATCTAAAATATGGACCATCAAAATACTTACTTTCGATTACATCAACTATGGTAACAGCGAATTTTTTGTTCTCTATTATTACCTTAATTAAGGATTTTTGAAAATTCTGACCAAGTTGTCCAAAGTTCTTTTCGCTCATTTGATGTGTTTGTTTATATATTAAAAATATTATTAAAGTTCGTAACCTAAGTAAGTCGTCTCGAGTTCATAAGCTGACAAAACGTCTGTTAACTCTGACAAAATTTTCCTAACTTTTGGTCTGATGTCTACCGCGTATCTAGCCTTTGGGTGGTAGAAATGTGCGGGAAAGATTCTTGAAATAAATACATCGTCATTGAGCTTAACTTCCAATAAAAAGTACTCTTCTTTTTGAGCTTCGTTATCTTCCACATTCTCGTTAGACAAGAAATAATTTTGATTTTCGCTCATATAATCGGAACTTTTTATTTTCAAATCTTCCGCAATTTCGTCACAAATATTTTTTACTGTGTAGTGTAAATCTATTGACCTTCTTGCTTGAGGATTATATCCCTTTACGTTAAAGAATCTTTGAATAATGAAATTACCTTCAAGGGTTAAAAGGAATTCAAATTTTGTTACGTCTTGATTGTTCATTGTTTATTTTTTTAATTTAAAAATGTGTTTATTTTTTTCTTTTCTTGTTAATCTCAAGAATGGGTTTAAGAATTTATTCCAAGCGTCGTCCGATTTAGGTAATAGTAGGTGTATACCATCTTCCGTCATCATTTTCATAGCATTTTTATATGAACGACCTTCTTTATCTAAATTTTCATTTATTAATTGTGTAACTTGAGTTTTAGCATTATCATCCAAAAATGGGATATCCAAATTAACTATTCTGTCATTGATGTCGAAAAACTCCTCCCCGAAAACACCGTACTTGGTCACACCGGTCAATAGATTCCTAACAAGCCAATTATTTTTGTCTTGCTCAAATAACATATTACCTTTTTCTTTTATTTCTGAAAGTGTGACCGGAGTGTTTTTTATTTCGGGGAAAAGAGATATGAGTCTTTTAATTCCCATATTCTTTATCCCTGAAATATTGTCTGAAGGGTCGCCACAAAGTATCTTAATCAATTTTACATTTTCAATTAAGATAGTTTCGTGGTCGTATTCAATTGTATCTTTTGGTTTGTAGATTTTGCCGTGTGAAGGATTGAATAGTTGAGTATTCTCGTTAACTAACTGTGCTAAATCTCTGTCTGAAGAATATATAATCTTTTTCTCATTTGGAGAATTTTGAACATAATACGCAATACAATCGTCAGTTTCACAATTTGGGTATTCACCTTGTCTAACATATAGTTCCTCAAGGTATTGCTTAATTCTGACTCTTTGGTAATTGTAATTGTCAAGTTCCTCCTCAGTTCTTAATCTACTTTTTCTATTCTCTTTGTATTGGTGGTAAATCTGTTTTCTTAAGATTGCAGAATTTTCCCCATCCCAAAATACTACGATTTTGTCTAATCCATATATCTCAAACGCTCTGCTAAGAGTATTAACAAAATGATAGATTCCTCCAATATGTTTACCCTTATAGTAGTGGTTTTTGAGACCATAAAAACCAATCGTAAGTAAATTGTCTCCATCAACAAGTAGAACGGACATTTAAATTAATTTATTATATATCACTTTCCTCTGTTACAACTTGTGTATCTGCGATGTCTGTAACATTAACACCTAATTGTTTACCGATGTACTCTCCGTTGTCACGTTTGTACTCTTCGATAGAACGTTTTTCTTCAGTATCGTCTTTACCGTGCATAAATCCTTGTGGAGTTACCAAGATACGACCATCCTCATATCCACCACCATTGATGTGGTTCTTACTGATTGAGATTTTGGTACGTGTAGCGATTCTGATTTTTCTCTTATCTTTAGTGATAGAGATTTTAGTAGTTCCCGCACCTTTTTGGTTACCGAATAAGAATACTAATGATGAGTTTAACCAAATGGCTTCACCACCTTTAGCTTTGATTTTTGGTTGTCCAAAAGGATTGTCAGGTAATTCTACCCAAGGTTGGTTAACAATAACCAATGTACTTGTGTAAGGTTTGTCAGTTCTTCTTGAACCCGCGATACGTTGATTGATACCCATACCAATTTTATCAGCTAAAACTGACGCATTGTGTTGTTTACCACCTTTACCATCGAAAGTCATTTTACAAGGAACTGAACCTACCGAATCCCAAAGGAATAATAAATCGTGAGGAATGTCTCCTTTTTGTTGTGCATCTAACAAATCATTGATGTAATCTGTAATTTGTTCGATATATTCAAAATCACTGTTAAAAAGGTAATCACCCTCTTTGTCAAATCCCATCAATTCCGCGTGTTCCCAACTCCATTTTTGTTCTGTAATGATGAACACAGGAATAATTCCTTTCTTTTGTGCATCTACCGCAGTTTTAACTAATGCGGTTGTTTTACCCGTATCACTATGTCCTAATAACATATTGATGTGACCCATTGCTGGACCCGGTAAACCTGTGGCTTCTAAGAAAGCATCTCCTAAATCAAAGAAACGGTCTGGTTTATATTCCGCCTCTTTTGAGAATTTCTTCTTAATTGCCGAGAAATCTGTTTTTTTAATACCTGCCATTGTGTTGTTTTTAAAAATGGGGTGGATATTTCACCACCCCTATGAATTAATTAGAACGGTAAGTCTCCGTCAGCGTCATCATCTTCTTGTGGGTCAACCACAGGTGTGGATGGTGTAGATGGGGTTGAAGTTCCTCCAAATGTTGCTTCTCCAGTTGAATTTGAAACGAACTTTTTAGCTTCACTATCCCAACGAGGTACTTCTCCTCTTGCAACCATTTCTAAATAATCTTCACCTTTTTTAGAGTAAACATCTGCCCAAGTTAATTCATCATTAACCCATTGTTGAGCAATTGCCTCATCTGTGTGAAGTGGTGCAGAATCATCAGGTATTACTGAACTGATTGTTGTGTATTCTTTACCATTACCCGCTTTAGTTAGGGATAAAGTAAGAATCAAATCACGACCAGTTTTTGCGTCTGATACATCACCTTTAGTTCTGAAAATTGGGTGGATTTTATCTAAAACACCGTCTGATTTTGTATTGTGTTTAAATCTCCAAAATTTTGGTCCGTCTTGTTCGTTATCACGGTCGATAACTTTAACGATGTAGAAACCACGAGAACGATAATTTCTTGCAAGTTCTCTGTCTTCTGCAACTCCTGTCATCATCAAACTATCATAAACCTCGTTTAATGGTGAACGTTTACCCTCTTGTGCCGGGTCATACAATTTAGTCCATTTACCGTCAATTTGAATTTCGTGAAATTTAACGGGTACGAATGGGGTTCCACCATCAGATGGTGGTAAAATACGAATACGTTTTTCCACACTTCTCACACCTTTTGGTAAGATTGTTGTGAAATACTTTTTCATTCTATCCTCTTGGGATACTTTGCTTGCACTGCCGCTTGCGGCGTTTTTGGACTTCTCATATT